TATCCACCTTCTCCTATTGAGCCATCATGTTTGTGTCCACTTGACACTGCAAATGCATCACGGAGTTTGTTATACTCGGCGTTGATAGGTGCTGCACGAAGTGTAGCTGTTGGTATTATGTCTGCTGAAGACTGTCTTACATAACCTGCCAAAGTATTATCTCCTGTCGGCTTTCTCATACGTTAAGGCTAACGCCTGTATAGTATGACTTGCATTTGTATTGTTTGTAACGTAGCTTATTGAAACAGAGTTACCTGATCCCGATATATTTGTAAGTGTTTTAGGCGATGGGTTACCATCATATATACCACCTGCTCCATATATAGCTGTACCATAAACGGAAGCTGCACCCTCTGTAGTAAAATCATAGTTGGTAGGGTTGCTTGTACCTGTATCGTCGTAGTCATAAGATACACCAACAAAAACTTCTGTATCACCTTCTGATTTTAAGTATGTATTTACTTTATGTATTACCTTACGTATCTCTGGATCTTCCATATAATAGTAGGGCGTTTGATAAAGACTAAAAATAGAGTTGCCACCAAAGCTATTACCTTGTTCTTGTCTGTATACTTTACCAGAACCATCACCATGTATAACGTGTTCAAATTGTCCTATATAACCACTGTCTACACAGTTTGCTTCTATACCTGTAAGCTGACTATATTCGAAGATACTTTGTTTATTTTGACTCTTACGTATACCACCTATTAAGGATAAAGATGAATCATTTTTAAAGAAAAATCTAAACTGTGACTTTTTCCTAAGTACTACAATAGCTATATCTTCTATTTGTTCTGAGAGATAGTAGTTATCAAATATAGACTGTATCTCTTTAGAGACTGTAGCAAGTTCAACATCACCGATTTTATCTGTACCAGAGACAGGACGTATACCATCAGGTCCTAAGAATAATAAGTCACCACCAAACTCTACCACAGAATCGGGTGCTAGGCAACCCATATTTGATGTAACATTCTCTAAAACAAAGTTAGCTGCATTGTTACCTGTCAATCTTTTAATATCATTAGCACCAAATATATACAGTTGATTACGGAACTTTTTAATAGCTGTTATAGTGTAACCTACATTAATAACGCCAGCCCCGTTAGCAGGACTAAAATCAGAATAGTTTAGAGGAGCACTAAAATAAAGATTAAAAGGCTCAGTAGAGTCCCCACATAAGAAAGCATGGGATGCAAACTCTTCAGAATACTTAGGATTGTCAGGAGCTTGTGCATGTGTTATCTGTGAATATGCAGTGCCATTATATGCAGCTGCAGGGTTTACTCCATCTGTAAGCAGTAATACTTCACCTGACCAGTTAAAGCTAGTAAATCTTATCCTACTAACATTAGTCATATCAGGATTACCAGCTTCGGGTATAGCTACCCAAGACGAGTTAGAGTTTTGCCACTTGTATAAGTAGTCATGCCCTGATGTAGGTTTTCTACATGCAAATATTCCATCGTCTAAGTTACCATTTACTGCTACACCTAGTACAGCACCTGTACCAGGAACTGTTCCGTAGTCATTAGAGTAACCACTAATACGACGATACCCACCCGATAGTGCAGGTTCATAGTTTATCATACGTATAGCACTACCTGATAGGTTTGAAGCTTGGGTCAAGGGATCAACATTAGTGATCAACCCTCCAGCACAAACTGACAGGTATGTATTTAGTTTATCTACCATCTAGACATCATTCTTATAGAAAGAGTTACCCATTCTGTTTATTACAGTAGACCTTAGATAGTCTTTAGTATCTACTAATAGTCTACGCATAGTCTTTATACCTTTTTTAAACTTATCTGCGTGTAACTGTGCAGACTGTTCATTAGATCTAAAGTGCATTAAGTACATCATAGCACCATCAAGTACTACATGTCTAAATCTATCTGGTATAATACAAACGTCACTACTTAAGCTTAAATCTGCAGGGAACTTCCAGTAGCTATACTCTATAACATAGGCTGCATCAGGAGGAGGTGTAACTCCAAACTTAGTGCTTTGTGTTTTATATACAGTAGTAGGTTTACCATGACCACTTACACCAGCTACATCATCTATGCTTCTCTTTTCTGATACATAGCTTTCGTAAGAAATACTAGGTAAGTGTGTTGGCTGAGCAGACTGTGCACTTGTTAGATAAAAAGTTTCCCAATCAGCTTTTGAATAATCAGCAGGGAATTCATACGTGCTAGTACCAGAAGCTAGTGTGTGTTCATATGTTACTAAAGTGAAAGGCCACTCTTGTGCATCTTGTAATATTTCACGTATGGAAGAATTAACAGCATCCTTAGCTAGAGACTGAACGTTTTTAGTTGTAGAAAAATCAGATTCACCAATCTCAACTTCGTTAAGACGACGAAGTAATTCGTTCACTAGGTTTATATAAGTCGCCATATTAATTCCTACAGGAGTTTAAATGTGTATAAAGGGGCCAGTACAAAACCAGCCCCAATATTAAGTTTTATTACGCAGCGTTGTAGTGTGCTGTGACTAATGCTTCTGGGCGAAGAATCTTGCGCCCGTAAAGATGCATACCGCGAACGATGTCAGCGAATGAATCTGGGTCACGATAGTTCTCAACCTTGTTGATCTGCTCAGCAGATGCAACAGCATCGTCTTGTCCAGCTACGATAACACCAAAGTTTACGTCTTGTGCTAGTGCACCAGAAGTTCCAGCACCTGTACCCTTAGCAGGTAAAGAGTTGGATTGGTAAATACGGAAGCCGTGTAGGTTGTTTAAGACCAAGCCGTTTTGTAGACCTGCTCCACCGAAGTCAGCATTCAACATGCGTGAATCTTCGTCTTTGAGCATCTCAATAAATACCGGGTCTAGGACCAGCCATCTACCTCTTGAATCAACATTTGCTTGATCCATCTGACGTGCCATACGAGCAACCACTGTCAAAGGTGAAACAGTCGCTGTAGACAACGCTGTTGCGCCTGGAAGACGTGGAGCCAATGGGATTGAATCACCAGCAGCATATGCTGTTGAAGCAGAGTCAGCAGAACCCAATGAACCGAAGTCCGTTGCGTCCAAATGGTTAGCAGTTAAAAATTCACCTGTTAGGCTACCAGCTGTGTCGTGCTGTGCATCACCTGATGTTGCGGTAATAAAAGCACCTGCAGTTGTGTGACCTGACATGTATGATAGAATATCTGCATCCATTGAGTCAGCCATCTTAAATGCTGCGCGGTCAGCAGCTAAGCTAACGTAGTCAACATTTGAGAATTGGTCCTCGATGTCATCCATCTTGAACGCAAAGTAGTTAGCTTTATCAATAGTCAAAGAGAAGTCTTCATCATTCAACTTTTCAACAGAGATAGCTGTGTGACGCTCAAGAGCGTTTACAGTTACATCTGGTTCTTTCTGAATGCGAACAACATCGCCTTGGTTTGCAATCTCACCAAAGTAAGAGTTATTAGTGATTGCGTTAGCTACAGCTGCACGACGAAGTGCGATCTGTGCTTGTTTTGAGTAGATAATTGGGGAAAAGTTTCCGTTAAATCCACCACTTGCGGAAGTAATAGCCATTGTGTAATCTCCTTATAGATATGGCGTGACATTATACGCTTCATACCAACTAAAGAGGCTCTTACTATTAGGGTAGTCAGCTTTGCTTTTGGGATCGCCATCCTTTGAGCGCTGGGCCTTTAGTCCGAGGTAGTTCTTTTTCTTGGATAGAGCTTAGTTATAAGCATGTGCAGTTCAAGTACCACGATTCCAATACCATACTTAATACTTGATACTGCACATGCCCCTAGTTGTATCCATCTTTTAACAGATGTCAACTATTTCTTTGATAAATCGTAAATAAATTTACCTTTACGTTGAGCGTCCATTATTTCTTCTTGACGCTTCTCATATTCTTTAATGCTCATCTTAGCAATTTGTGACTCACGTAAGTAAGATGAACTGTCGTCTGACTCTGGTGCAGCTGAGCGTTTACTCTTTATAGAACTCGCTGCGCCTTTATCAGATGAATTAGCTTTCTTTGTAGAGATACCATTGTCAGCTTTGTACAAGTCAATAACGCGAGATACAGATTTAGCATCATCTACATTCTCGTATAAAGCATCCTGTACCCACTTAGGTTGATTGTCTGCCCATGTGTGGAAAGCATCGTCTTCCCTAATAGATACAAAGTCAGGGTGCATATGCACTAACTCAGCCTCAGCTTTTTCTCGCTTTGCACTAGAGCGTAACTCTTCTATCTCAGCAAGCCTAGCATCTAGAGTAGATGACTTCTTATCAGCTTCTTTTGCTGCAATAGCTTCTACAATACCTGCAACATCTGGGAACTTCTTAGCCCAAGCTTCAATCTCTTCTTCTGACTTAGGAAGTACAAGCTCATTCTTTGTTGCAAGATCCAGTTGTTTCTCTAGCTTGTCAAGCTTAGCAGTAAAGTCTTTCTCTTTATCCTGCATGTGTCGGCGTAGATCACCATACCGTTTCTTGAAGTTTTTCTCTTCACCACTTAACTCAGCATCATCTTCTTGTGCTTCACCTTCGGGTTCTTCTTCTTGTTCGGTACTACTCTCTGTCTGAACTTTGGGTTCGACAGGATCTTCGCTACTGGGTTTCGCCTCAACAGCTTCTTCTGTTTCATCTGTCTCGCCACGTGCTTGCTTTAGCAGTGCCTCTAGTTCTTCTTGATCACGCTTAACACGTGCATCATTTCTTTGATGTGAAGCCGATGTAGTTTTAATCGGCGTAGTTTCTTGTGGCTCTTGTATCATGTTGTACTCCTTATGATGGGGCCAGCCTAAGCTGGGTAGCCTTATTGTTATATGAAGTTTTTGTAGTTACTTCTTCTTCTTGGTTTTCTTCTTGGAAGCTAAACCACCTTCTTTAAAACCTGTTACAGGTCTTCCTCTAGCTATGTCTGACATTTTCTGAGATGCTTTTCTACCTTCAGATCTGATTGTACTTATATCAGAAGCTGAAGCACCTCTTCGTTTTGCATTAGCAGCAACCGTGTTAGTTGCAATCATAGATGATTTATACTGGTCTCTACCTCGTTGAGCGGCTGCCTGTGCTTCTTCTGCACGTTTAGCCTCAGCTGCTTGAGCAGCAGTAATTGCTGCAGCTTCTTCTTCAGCCTTACGTTTATCTCTAAGGTCTCGGAATTGTTGAGATGTAATTGGGTCTCCATACGGGTTATCATATAGAAGAGATGTAGTTATATTGTTAGGATCTGTTTCATCTACTATAGGTTTTGATACAAAAGCCTCCTTAACTTCTGGAGCTATTGGCTCTGCTGCATATACTTCTGGTTCTTTAACCTTCTCTAAAGCATCTCCATATGTAAGTGTTGGAGTGAAGTCTTTATCTTCTTGATCTGCATAAGACTCACTAGCTCCAAAGCTTCCTGTC